TCAGGGCGGGCTGATTACTAACCTTGCTCCGTATCAACAGGGACAACAGGCACCCGGCTCCGCACGTATCTTGCGTAACTTTGAGCCGTCAGTGTTTGGTGGGTATCGTCGTGTAGAAGGCTACAGCAAGTTTGATACTGCGGCTATACCTAATGTTACGGCTCGTGTAAATGGCTCAGTTAGCAATAGCACGACTTTAACGGTGGATAATAAAAGCGGTACGCTTACTACAGGAATGACGGTCAATGGGGCTAATGTTTCAGGTACTGTTACCATAGCTTCTATTACATCACAAACAAGCGGTGCTGCTACGGTTGAATTATCGGGCAATCAAACATTACCGGATACAACAGCTACAGCAAATGTAAATGGTGCAGTTAGTTCCTCTACGGCAGTGGTGCTGGATGGTAATAGTGGCACTATTACAGCAGGTATGATTGTAACTGGCACAGGAATATCTGGCACAGTAACTGTAACTACAGTCACTGACCAAAATAACATCACGTTGTCTTCGGCCCAAACTCTTGCTGATGATACCGCATTGTCTTTTGCAGATGATGTAGAATTGACATTCAATAAGATTATTCGTGGTATTGTACGCTACGATGGTAAAGTGTTTGCTTGTGAAGACAACGATGTTTACTTTTCAACCGGCTCTGGCTGGACTAAGATTACAGACAGTTCTTCATACGGCAGCACAGGTGTAACGGTAGGCGGCACGGGCAAGGTACGCTTTGTAAAGTATGACTTTGACGGCACAGAAAAGTTTATCTTAGTTGATGGTACAGGTAAGCCTTATCGGTTTGACGGTACAACTTTTTCACAACTGTCGGCTCTTTCGTCGGACACATCTGGCGCATCTTTTGCTGTAAACTTTAAGAACCACATTGTATTTGGCAACGGCAAAAAACTCATCTTTACTGCACCCTTTGAGGATGACGATGACTCTGTAGCAAATGGTGGATTGCTGATTAACGTCACCGACACAATCACCGGCTTGATTGTTTTCCGTGAACAGCTAGTTGTCTTCAGCGAGAGTAGTATCAACATTGTTCGTGGCACTAGCGTGGGTGACTTTACGTTGCAGCCTGTCTCACGAGACCTTGGTGCCATTGCCGCAGACACTATTCAGGAAATTGGCGGTGACATTATATTCTTGGGACCAGACGGTTTGCGTCTGTTTAGTGCGACTGACAGGGTTGGTGACTTTAGTCTTGGTGTTGTATCAAAGCCTATTCAGACAGAAACAATTGACCTGATTGCCAGTAGCCCCGGTGGATTTAACAGTACAGTCATTCGTGAAAAAAGTCAGTATCGCATCTTTGGATACAACGAAGCGTATCAGGATGACGCTGCCAAAGCTATTGCAGGTACACAGCTTGAGGATGGTATCAAGTGGAATGACATGCGGGGCATCAATGCCTTTGCTACATTCAGTGAATATGACGGCTCTGAAGAACGCATTTACTTCGGCAACATCAATGGCTATGTATATCAGATGGAGTCTGGCAATACGTTTGATGGTGAGAACATTATCGCCACATTTGCTACTCCATTCTTTCCATTGGAAGACCCAGAAGTTCGCAAGACAATTTACAAAGGCACTACCTATCTGGACGTGAACGGTGACTTTGACCTAGAGTTTTCCATGAAGTTTGACTTTGACCAACCAGACTCTGTGCAGCCTGACTCCGTTCTGTCTAGTGATTCATCCGTTTCTGTGTCATATGGTTCTGGTATTTATGGAACATCTATTTTTGGCGGCAAACAGAAGGCTATCTACGAGGTGCAGACTATTGGGTCAGGATTTACTGTCTCCATGCTTTATGAAACAACAGGGACAAACACAGACGCCGTGTTCTCAGTAGATGCTGCTACGCTAGAATACGCCGTTAACGACAGGAGATAATAATGGGTACAGGTTACATACGTAACGATACGGCCAACAACATTGCAGACGGCAACGTCATCAACGCATCAGACCTTGATGGTGAGTTTGATGCCATCCAAGCAGCCTTCAATCTTACTACTGGACACAGCCACGATGGTACAGAGGGTGAGGGGCCACAGATTACTGCAGACGGTATTGCCAACAACGCTGTCGCACTTGGCACTAAGACCACAGGCAACTATGTAGCAAGCCTGACAGCAGGTGCTTTGATTGACCTGCAAAACAATTCTGGTGAAGGCGCAACGCCTACCATTGACGTTGACTTGACAGAACTAACAGACATGACAGCGTCTGCTGTGGCTGCAGACGAACTAGTAATTCTTGATAATAGCGAAACCACGCCACAAAGGCGTAAGGCTATTAGCGAGATACCTCTTAGTATCTTCAACAACGACAGTAGCTTTGCATCTGGTACAGTTACGTCTGTCGGTACAACAGGTACCGTAAATGGTATCACTCTTACTGGTACAGTTACTAGTAGCGGCAACCTAACGCTTGGTGGTACACTTGGCAACATCACAGTTAGCCAGCTTGCTGGTAGTGCGCTTACTACAAGTTCAGAATCTTTTGCTGACGACGATACTACACTAATGACAAGTGCGGCTATCAATGACCGCATTGAAAGTTTTGGTTACACAACTAACACAGGTGACATTACTGGTGTTACTGCAGGTACCGGCCTATCAGGCGGCGGGTCATCCGGTGCTGTCTCGTTAGCTGTAGACTTGTCTGAACTTGATGACATGACCCAAACTATGGTCGGTACAGATGAGTTTATTGTTCTTGATGGTGGGGCTGATAAACGTAAAGCTGCTAATGAAATACCTCTTAGTATCTTTAACAACGACAGTGGCTTTACAACAACAAGTGGTACAGTCACTAGCGTAGAGGTAGCTGCTGGCAATCTTATTGATGTATCTGGTGATACCACCATCACTGGTTCTGGTACAGCTACAATTGCTGTAGACCTGTCAGAACTTGACACATCTACAGCAAATAGTGATGGTGGTTTCTTTGCTGTTGTTAACGCATCTAACCAGCAGAAAAAACTGACCAAAGCTAACATCAACCTGTCTGGTTTTAATAACGACGCTGGTTTTATTACTACATCAACAACATCACTGCCGGTAGAGAACTCTAGTGGTACCACACAGTTTACTGCATCTAACAGTGACGGCATTCAATTTGCTGCAGGTGGCTCTGCCAGTGTAGCATTTGATGTCGCAAACAAACGAGTTACGTACACAGTAACTGAAACAGACCCTGCTGCACTAGCATTTGCTATTGCACTAGGCTAAAAAACGCTTGACAAAGCATTAAAAGTATGGTATAATTATACTTAATTCAGGAGTAAGAAATGGCTAACGCTTTCTTATCAGAAACAGATACAGGTGTAGGTACTGGCGCAGCTAATATTTATACGTGTCCGTCTTCTACAGAAACAACTATTATTGGTCTTTCAATTGCCAATATCGTTACATCACAAATCACTGTAAGTGTACAGCTTGATGCCTCTAACCGTACCTCTGGTTCAGAGGACAGCGTGTACATTGTAAAGGATGCACCTATTCCTGTAGGTGGTACCCTTGTAGTGATTGGCGGTGACCAGAAGGTTGTCATGGAGCCGGGTGACATTGTTAAAGTCACATCTGACACAGCATCCTCTGCAGATGTTGTACTGAGCCATCTTGACATTACATAAGGATTGACAGATGCCGTTTATTGGTAATGCACCTGCCACACACTTTGAAACTACACCTGCTGTGCAGCGGTTTAGTGGTAATGGCAGTACTAAAACATTCACACTTAATCGCACTGTGGCAAGCAAGCAAAGCATTCTTGTATCTGTTGATGGCGTCGTACAGGATACAAATTCATACACTGTTCCTAATGGCACAACTCTCACTTTTGCAGACGGTGATGCACCCTCCTCTGGCACAAATAATATCTTTGTCAATTATCTTGACCTTGCTCGTGGGTCAGTGACTATTCCTGCGGAAAACAAAGGTAACTTCAAGGGTGGTGGACTGTTTCGTACCAATGCACAGAACCTGACTACCGACATAACCATTCTTGCAACTGAGAACGCAAACGTGACCGGGCCGTTCACTGTAGACAGTGGCGTGACCTTGACCGTTGAAAGCGGCGGGACATTGGTGACGCTATGAGTACGTTGAAAGCAGATACCATCCAGAGTACCGGTGGCGGTGCGGCTACGCTGACGAAGCAAGCCGCTACCAAAGTGTTTGGTGGATTTAACAAAGATGGCAGCACAAAATTGGGCGTGGCTACTGACACAATAACAGACCAAAGTTTGAATGTTTCAACAGCATTAGACAGTGCTACAGCTGAACATACTTTTAATTTAACTAACGCTATGTCAAATACTCAATATACTTACTTAGCAGGCGCTACAGAGGCAAATAACACTACCTGTTTGGACGAAGACTCGACAGCCTCTGCTATCATAAGTCAAACACGAGACGCAGACAGTAATTCAACCAATGATGCTATTATTGGTTACTGCGCAGTATTTGGAGACCTCGCATGAGTACCATTCTTGTAGATACCATCAACGAGAAGACCAGTGGCAACGGCATCCAGATTCCGGGGCATGTGGTTCAGTTCGTGCGTTTGTCTAGCTGGAGCCAGCTAAATGCCACCAGCACTTCGGCTTGGACGGATGGCGCAAGCCTTTCAATTACACCTAAGTACAGCAACAGCTTAATACTCGTTACATTTACTTTCCACGCAAGGCTCAAGGGTACTGCAAACACTGAGGTAAGAGGTGGCTTCAGGCTTCTCAGAGACAGCACTGTCGTAGCTAACACTGCTGAGAGTAGAGAGGGTCTGCACCTTAACCATCAGCACACAGAGTTTGAATCAATTTACACCCTGACCACTGTTGACGCTCCTGACACCACTTCATCTATCACCTACAAAAATCAAGGTCGGCTTCTTGGCGGGACTAACCTGTATCAGTTTGCAAGCACCTATGGTGGGGCTTTCACAGCTATGGAGATTGCCCAATGAGTGTTACGGTAGGAGAGGCACTTACTAGTTTGGGGATTGATGAGTGGGTTCTTCGTGGAGAGCCTACAACAAATGATGAGTTTAATTCTGTGTTCCGCAAAATTACCGGTGTTGACGCCACCGGTGGGGCTATTGAGTCCAGTAATCCTGATGACTTTGGTGTAACGTGGTCCCAAATTACAGCCAAGCAAACGGAACTTAATAATGCAGCACCTATGAAGGAACTGCGTCGTCAGCGTGACATCAAGCTGACTGAGACAGACTTCTATGCGCTGTCTGATGTAACAATGTCCGCTGCCATGTCTACATACAGGCAGGCTCTGCGTGACATAACTACCCAGACTCCTAGCCTCGACAATGACGGTAATCTGACCGGCATCACTTGGCCGACAAAACCATAAGGATAAGACATGGCATTCGGAACACTCAAAGCAGATACCCTGACGCACTCGACTGCGGGTTCAGTGGATACGAATTACGTGGTGAATGGTAGTACAAAGGTCTGGGCAACATGGGACTCTGCGAATGACCCGGCAACTTTAGAGGACAGCTTTAATACCTCGACTCTGACAGATGTAGAGCAAGGCGTTTTTAAAGTAAATATTAATAATAGTATGAGCAATGCGTATTATTCAGCGGTTGGTATGATTAGATTTTATCACATGTCAGTGCAGACTACTCTGCCGACTACTTCGGTGCTTTCTGTTCGTACTTTCTATGTTTCTAATACTTCTGGTGCAAGGTCATCGTATGACAATGCTTACATGACAGCGCAAATAGTAGGAGAACTCGCATGACAGTGACCCCAGAGTTTCAAGGCACACATCTATGGGATAGGCTCTGCTGGGCCAAAGAGAACCTTGATGCTGTGCAGTCAGAGTATCGGGTTGTCTATGAGGACAGCGTAGACGAGTGCGCTAAGATAATGATACCGGACCCTAACTGGATGGCGTGTGCGTTGCAGGGCGGTATCCTGCCACCTGTCGAAGTTTATTGGGAACTAGCAAAAGACGAGGCGCAGCCTGACTTCAAGAAACACACTCGTGGCTACCTGTTGCACGACACACCACCTGTCGGACCAATGACAGAAGAAGAGGCTATTGAATACCTGATTATGAAGGATGTACCACAGTCTGTGTGGAAGACGTGGGACGAGGGCAACCGCCCGAAGATGGTAATCTGCAAGAAGTCGCAGTTACCGGCAACTCGTGAGTGGCGCAATTCATGGCGCATCTCAGACGATTTAGACCTAGCAGCATAAGGAGTAAATTATGCCAACAACTTACATCGTAGACAAGGACGGGAACCAGATTGACGCTTCCACGGCTACCGTTCCATCTGACCGTCACTTTCGTGGTGCATGGTCTATTAGCGGAAGCGTAATCTCTGAGGACTTGACAAAGGCTAAAGAAATCTTCAAGGACAAAATCCGTGAAGTACGTGGCCCTCTGCTTGAGGCAGAAGATGTCGTATACATGAAGGCACTTGAGGCTGATGATGCCACTGCAAAGGCAGCATCTGTAACCAAGAAAAATGCTTTGCGTGATGCACCTGCT